TGGTTCCCATTGAGCGGCGGGGAATTCGTCGATTCTGTGAGCGGCAAAACCATGACCGCAGTCAATTCGCCCACAAGCGAAACGGGTCCGGCTGGAGTTGCAGATACGGCAATGGGGCTTGCCGCTGGGGATAGCAATTACGTTTATTCAACCGATTCTTACTTTCACACGGCAGCGGAAACCTCGGGTGGATCGCCCGGAACATATTATCCATTCACCGTAACTTTTTGGTTGTACATGGGCTATGGTGCAGCCGCTTGGATCAAAGCGGATAGCGATCAATGGCAATGCTACAAATATCCTGCTGCCGGTCATCAGATGCATTGCGGCGTAAAAGCCAATGGATCGTATTGGAGACTGGCAAATACAGCGGGCAGTGGGTTATCGGATAGCACTTGGTATTTTTTCGCTTTTCGTTATTACGGGCATGGATTTGATAGCTCTGGTGCGGTCGTGTCCTGGAATAACGGAAAACGAGTTAATAGAGTTTCTGGGTCTGCTGGATCCGGATCAATTGCAGAAACAGGTACGCAAGATTGTTGCGGGGAATCTTTGCAAACAGGGACCGGCATCACCTTCGGGGGTAATGGTACATGCACCGGTCGATTGGCAATGGTCGGCCATTGGGATCGTCTTTTAAGTGATAGCGAGATTTTGGAAATTTATAATACAACTCTCTCGGGGGGAGGCTACCCGTTTTGAGTATTGAAACAGTAAAGGCGGCAGCAGAAATACAATTGGAATCGCTAAAAACAACCCTGCTTCCGCTTCAAAATGATTGGATTCAAACTCACGATAAATTCTGGCAAGGAAGACAGAATCCACAAGAACTTCCACACGATGGTATAAATGGAACGATTGATCCGGATCTTTCCAGACCACCGATGCCGTCGTGGGAAGATTTCGGTGTTTCTCTTCCGATCAGCATTCCATATTCGGTTCGGTGTGACGAATTTATTTGCGAAGAATGCGGGTTAGATCATGATCATGAAGCCACCGGCTTCTTCGTTCTGGTTCTGTTTACGTGGGGATCGAATCCCGAAATGAAATGGACAAAACGATCTAAGCACGAAGATGGGGCTTGGACGGATGAGGATTGGGTTTCGGAACAAATCGGACCGATAGTGTGATTTTTCAAAAAAAGAACATTCAACTCAACCATGGATAAGATCGTCGAATATGGTGTTCTTGGTATTTGCGTTGGAGCACTTTCTTGGGTCGTTTATCACTTCGTTTTGAGAAGAATGGCCGCCGAATGTGAAAGTTTACAAGCGGAGTCAAATGAACTGCGAAGGCGATATGATACAGTAATGATGCAGCAAGTAAGCGACTATAAACACATCCAAAAAAGTTATAACGAAATCCTTAATAAAAGTCGGCGAGCGTTAGATTCGTCAATTGACATAATGCAGACGACTTTGAAAAAGCTGGAATCACATAAATGAGATTGTCGGATTTGGAATTAACACGCCACCGAGAGCGCATGCTTGCCATGAAATTGTTTGGAATTAACAATCCGTGTCAATTTGGAGAAATGGCAAAATTCTTGCAATTAGTAACTCAACAGCAAATTGAAGAAGCAGTTTTATTTCAAGAAGAATGCAAGGATAAGAATCGGTCTGTTCCTCGTATTGGTGAGGTTCTTGTTGATCGGGGAATATTGAGCCAATCCCAAATTGGTATAATTTTGCAAGAACAAACACGATTCGGTTCTAGTGATGTTGATGACACTTTGGCGGAAATTGACAAAGAAGCGAAAAAAGCCGATGAATCCCTCTCCGTATCCAGATAGCTGGAAGAAAATCTGTGGATTTAACGAAGAGAAATTGCTTTTTTACCTCTCCTTGTCCGATGATCCTAAATGGTTTTTGCATGTTTTTGTAGAATCTTGGAAAATCAATGGGTCATTTAATTTTGCTATTGAGATGGCTGTTGATGTCATGAAGGAATACCCCAAAGATCCTCGTAAGGGAAATTTAAACGATGACTAATTTTATTGATTATGTTCCTGAAAAAAAACAGCTTCATCCTTTCATTACATTTGGTGATTGCAAGAAGGGTGAAACTGCTGCAAAAACCGGATGCACCCCAGCGAGTGGGGGTGGTGGGAAGAAGGAAGGGGAAGCCCCTGCTTCCGAAGAGACTGGTGAGGAAACCGAAAAGCCTACCAAGTCGACAAAGGGGCAGCCAGACAAAGACAGTTGGGATAAGCCACTTACCTATATAGACAAGTCGGGGGGTAAGGTAACGATTCCGTCCAAGGAAAAGCAAGTAGGTAAGTACCTGGAATCTATGCGGGATGTGGACGAGGGCCCCGGCAAGAAAGCACTGATAAAATCAGGTGTGGATGCCATCATTTCAGGTTGGGATCAGTCATGGGATGCAATTGAAAGCGGAAAATTAAAAACCGAAAAGTCTGAAACTGTAAAACAGAGCAAAGAAGAAACCGAGGGATCACCAGATACCCCAGATTATCATCGGATAGATCCAGATGTAATGGGAGATGTAGCCTGGAGACACAGAAATACTCTTTCAGATGTTGCTGAAGCAGTCGAAAGGGGAGACGATTTCGATATGGAATCAATCGGGAATCTGATTAAAGATCTGCAGGGATTGCAAGATCAAGCAAAAGGTGGATTCAAAAAATCTTCTGGGGATAAAAAGTAAATAGAACCCCTCGATACCTAATTCAGAATGAAAGTTAATGAGAGTTAAAACCCCCGAAAAAGAACAACTTGGGTTATTACATCATTCGACCAAGTTATTCACCAACGCTATTTATGATCTTTCTAAGGCTCAAATTTTAGGAGATATGCAAAAAGAAAAAGAAGCATTTGAGCGATTGAAAGAATTAATAGGGGAGTCTATGGCGATAGCGAATCTTCTTGGGCGAAGAAGAATGTGGTTAATGGCTCAAAGTGTTAAAAAGAGAAATAAGCCATATGAAGATATTCATTTGTTTTCGTCCGAAGATTTAGAAACACCGGTTGTTCCGCATGTTCCATTTGAGGCGGTAATTGACGATCTTTTGGGGCGAGAGGCAAAGGTTGTGAGCGATGAAGCATTGGCACTTCGTCGAGGATACGAAGAAGTGCAAAAAATATATCTTGAAAGTCACGCCTTTGCCTTAGCTCGACATTCCAATTTAGAAATTACCAAAAATATTCAGAAAAAAATTGGAGATTTGAGAAGGACGGGAACTACTACAGATGAAGCAAGTTATTTAATTGCTGCAATGGGTAATTGGGCAAGGGGATATGGAGAGGTGGTTTATCGTACAAATCTTAATACGGCATATAATTCTGGAATTAAAGAAATGGCGGTAAGTGATCCTGCGGTCAGTGATGTTGTTGGTGCTTTTCGTTATATGGCGGTTCGCGATGCAGATACACGACCCGGACATAAGGCGGCAAGTGGATTAATTGCCAGCATTCACGATCCAATTTGGGAATATTGGACGCCTCCACTTGGATATAATTGTCGCTGTAGTCTAATCATGGTGGATAAATTTCGATTGGAAAGAGAGGGATTAATTGAACCCAACGGAACGGTAAAAGTTCATACTCCTCCAAATTGGGATAAAGCCAAACCGGATCCGGGTTTTGGTAAACCTGGGTTTAGGGTTTAAAAAGGAAAATATGAAAGAAAAAAATCCGCAAGGTGATTCAAGGGGTTTTATACGCCTTTCTCTCGATTTGCCACGACCAATGTTTAATGCTTTGCAAAATAAAGCAAATGAAGCGGGGCAAACAAAATCTGCATTAGTTCGTTCCGCTCTTTTTAGAGAATTAAAGGAAGATATTGGCAGATTTCCCAAAAAATCTAATTAGTTTTTAACCAAAAAACTAAAATATTAGTTGCTAATTTATTTAAAAATACGGATTCTACGGTTATGTCGAAATTTACTCCTCAAGAGCAAAAATGTATTTCTGCCAAGATTCCCATCTTGCGAGATGAGGGAATGAGTGAAGATCAAGCGGTTGCGGTGGCTATTGCGAAATGTGCTCCCGATAAAGCAAAGAAAAAAATGGCTTGTTGTCCGCAATGTGAAGAAGGAAATTCGTGCAAATGTGGATCTAAAATGGCAAATGGATATTCTTACCAACGATTGAATTCCGGTCTTTTTCGTGTTTTTGATGTTCCGATTATGGCCGAAGTGCCCGAGGGAATGAAAGAAAACAGAAAACGAATCGGTCCCAAGTGGATGAAAGCGGCTGTAAAAAAAGCGAAATTGCGATGGAAGCAAGATGGATATAAGGCACCATTGCACATCGAGCACCACGGTGGAAATTCGGAAACTTCCCCTGCTGGTTTTATGATGCCGCATACAGTTAAGCAAATGCGCTATGAGGGAAATCCAGTATGGGCGGTATTTGCTGATTTAGAAGTCCATCCGCACATTTTAAAAAAAATCCAGAACCGAGAACTTCCTTTCCGTTCTGTAGAAGTTTTTTCATGGGAAAAGCCCGAAATTAATAGCATGGCGCTTTTAAAGTCAGAGGTTCCCTTTTTTAGATTCGATTTACTGGAATTAGGAAAAGAAGTTTCACCGGTAGAAAAATTTTCTACTGTGGAACCGTTTCAAGCGTGTAGGGCATTTACCAATGGAAATTCTATTTTGTTTTCATTTAAGGATAACGTAAGCATGAGAAAAAAGATGGAATCCCGTGCGGAGCGTGCTGATGTCGATCGGTACGAATACGAAGAGGGAAAAGATGAAGAAAAACGTGATGTAGAGGAAGAACTTTCAGCAAAACTTGAAGAAATTGTTGAAAAAGACAAAGAAGAACACGAAGAAAGGGTTGAACTTGATGAAGATGGACGCCTTGGTGCGGTTTTGGATCTTCTTGCCAAAATTGCCGAAAAACTAGGGGTAGATAAAGAAGAAGAAATGGAAGATGTCGAGGAAGTAGAAGAGGCAGAAATCGCAGTTGCCCCAGTGGAACAAAAAGCATTGGCGGCACTGAGTGGAAAAGTTGCCGCTCTCGAAGCGAGGGAAAGAAGTCGCAAATCTAAAGAAAAACAAGAAAAAATGGTCGATGTGGCTATGAATGAGTTAGCCGCATGGAATCCAGACGAAGAAACTCGAAACAATCTTTCTGCTTTGGTGTCGTCAAGTAATCGTCCTCACAATACGATTAAGGCATTTGTCGCATCTTACAAAAAGAGCGTTCCTCGTTTTCCACATAATACTTTTTCGGATTTTGAAGCAAGTTTTGATCAAGCAGATGATCCTTCGGTAATGCGTTTTGCTGCTGATGGTGCTGATGCTTTGGATATGGCTCGCAATTTTAGTCAGCAATACGATGAACTGGAAGCGCGGGGAATGATTACTACGAATCGTGAAGATTTCATCCAAATTCAAATGGATGCGAGTCAAACGGGCACAATTGTAAAGAGGTAGAGAGAAATGGCTTTAAGTGCAGATCATTTTTACGAAACGTCTTCGCCTTCTACCATTGCATTTCCGTTGACCAACGGAGTTACTTGCTATGCCGGATCGTTGATGGGAATCGACGACAGCACCGGTTATGCGGTACTGTGGGCAGACACGGCCAATTATATTTTTGCCGGTCTTGCTCTGCGTGGTGCAACTGGTGACACTTCGGCAAGTCCTGTCGTAGATGTTGACATGAATTGCGAGGGGATGTTGTTGAAGAAAGTTAGTGTAACCGGTGTTACTGCGATCACCAATGTGGGCGATAAGGTGTATGCCACGGACGATAACACTCTGGATGTATCCGCTACATCCAACGTTCAAGAGATTGGCATTATCACCCATTGGTACTCGGGAACCACTTGTGACGTTCAACTTTATTCTTTGGCTCAGTATCAAGGAATTTCTAACA